GCAGGTACGACCATTCCTGGCTCTGTTTGCGTATCAAAGTTGATTATTTCACCTTGAGGTAACGCTTTGTGTTCATCTCCGTCTATTTGTTTCATAATATCTCCAATTTGATTCGGTTTAACTACGTTGACTGTAATTTGCTTAACCACATCTCCTTCATGAGCAACCTCAGTCTTTTCGATATATCCTCTTCTCTTGCCTCTAGTCTTCAGTAAGAACATTGTAGCTAAGGTATCACCTCTAGCAATCCTCTCCATTAGCTTTTGTTCGCCAAAGTCAAGCATTATCTCCTCAGGCTCGATTTCAGCCAATCTCTTAGCAAACTCAGGGTCATCCTTCAACCAAGTCTTATACTGCGTTCTACCGACTCCAGAAGCCTCACAAGATATGGTGATATTGCCGAAGTTCTCCTTATAAGCTATGATAAAAGCCTCTTTAGCTATTTCCTTGAATTGTGCGTTCATATTATCTATTCTTTGTTGGTGTGCGTATCGAAATAATGGTAGTAGCTTTCTTCTCTAGGTTATCATGACCTAACCACTTGCCACAATTAGTGCATTCGAACTGAGTAGTCTTAATTTGACTAAACCAAACATATCCATCAGTCTTAGTACCACATTTACAAGTGTACTCTCGTTTGCCGTAAGTATCTTTCATAGTCATTTCTTTAACTTGGTTACGTTATTGCTAAGAGGCTTTACCAAGTGTTAAATTCAAATCTACAACTTATATTGTAATGTTTAAAAATGTTAAAATCATTGTTTTATATCAGAATATTGGGGGGCACATGGGGTATAGTTTTTTTATACCGCTAAAAAATAGGGTAGGGGGTGGAGTGGGGGAGGGCTTTGCTGTTGTAACATTGAAAAAAGTTTATTGGGTAACCTTTCTCCTCTCCTATTTAACATAATATATATTATATGCTGTTTGCTCTCTCTTATTCGGTGGATCATTTTGGGTGGTTTAGGTTGCTAAGTTAGTACGAATAATTTAATGATTGGTTAGGCACTCAGAGGGCAAAAGTAAAACTACCTATCATTATTGTATTAATATATAAACCACTAATTTAATTATAAGTATATTAAATAGCTAATTAAACTAATACTATTAATATAGTATATTAAATTAAATATTAAATTAGTTATTTAACATTCATTACTAAAATACTTAGTAATTATATATAAACGTTAACAAAACTTTAACAAATAATTTATATTTATTTACAATTGTTTTAAATTGTTTACATATCTTTAGGATCTATTTATAACTAAAACAAAACAAACATGGAAACACTAAGCAAAATCTTACTAGTATCTGAACTAGTTTTATTCACTCTATTCATGGCAAACGTGGGTAGATTATTAATTCACCTTTTAATCGATAACAATGCAAACGATTAGCCTATTTGAATTTATCGCCTTATTCATTGGTGGTATCTTACTTTACACATTAGCCAAAACAATCTGGCAAGAGTTAACACAATACAAATAAACAAACCTTTAAACCTTTACACAATGCAAAACATTTTAGACGCAACGCCAAAGGCTACATTTTACATCAATGAATTGAGCTGTGAATTAGCCGAGTTATTTATACAGCATACATACGAACACACATCGCAACCGATTTGGCAGCAATGCGAAAATGGTGATATGATTTATACTGATTTTGTACAAGATGAATTTAATAACATATTAGATAAAATAGAAGCCTACTTAGAAAATAACAAATTAAACAAATAAAACTAAACTCAATGACAAACACAACAACACAAACAGAAACAATATCAAGACGTTTTTTAGTCGAAAAATTAGAGGCTTTACAAACAGATGAGTTTGACAGCTCGGAATTAGTTTACTTAACAGATGAGGAACTAATATACAAAATAATTGAAACGGCTGAATATTATCAAAACGAATATAACAACCAATAAACCTTTTAAACTTAACACAATGACACAAACACAAACAGATTTTGAAATCACAAGAGTTGATTGTGACAACGATGGTAATTCCCGTTACGTTGTCCACTTTCTTAACTTCATAACAAAACAAGATAAGGCGGAGGCGTGGCTTTTGTCTAAAACTTGCACACCTTTTAATTTTTCAACTCATTATGAGTATGAGATTGCCATTAGAAAAGCCCGAACAATTGGAGGCAAAAGATACAAAGCCAAACATTATGGGGGCGGTATTGTCTTTACATCTAACAGCAAACAAGCATTGGCGGAATCTATTGCCGAGCTAATGGATGAAACAAAACAAACTTTTTATTTTTCGTTTAATGGTCGACTATTAGGAGCAATCGGCAAAACCCACTTTGTAACTACAAAGGTAATAGCAGAAAACAAAGAAAAGGCAATCATTGAACTTTATAATAAATACGAACACATCACCAACTTAAAAATCAAATAAATTAAACACAATGAGAAAAATCACTCAAAACACAATCAACGCTTTTTTAAATGATGACCCAATAAAGCAAACAAACACGCAAGTAATAGTAAACGCTAATTTCGGAGACCCTCGCACCGAGTTGTATCTATTCGATAATCTAATAGCACAAAAGAGAATCGGGAGCAAAACGATTCAGATAACAAATGCAGGTTGGAAAAGCAGAACAACAAAAGAAAGGCTAAATGCATTGCCTAATGTTAGAATACAACAAAAGCAAAAAGAATGGTATCTAAACGGCATCAAATGGGATGGCGAATTTATAACAATACAAAACTAAAATAAAATGAAACCATTAAAGTCAAGTATAAAATTAGAAGCTACTAAATTATTAGATAAATCTATTGAAGCAATTTTTAACACTTTACATAAAAAGTATAAAACATCAAGCGGAGATATTTCACCATATCAACAATATTTGATAGATGATATTAAGACGCAACTGATAGACGTTTTTAGTAATCAAGTTTTTCAAAATATAGATTTAAATAAAATAAATTTAAATGATTTAAACAGAAATGAATTGATAGAGTTAGCTTATTCTTTAGACTGGAACGGTAGCTGGGACGCTGACGAAGAAGGGCAGCAACCAATAACAAAAGCGGAACTGATAGAGGCAATTAACTCGATTCTACAAGATTATTAAAGCCCCCTTCCTTTGCCTAAATGGTAGGTTTATGGGTTCGAATCCCACAAAGGAGCAAACCAAAAACAAAAACAATGAACAAAACAGAGATTTTAAACGCTATCAATAGCGGTTATGAGGTTGTAAGTGTATGCAATACAAAAAAGTTAATGCTTATAAATGGCAAACTATACTTTGGCATTGTTGGAACTTTTTATTCGATGTCTGTGCAAAATGACAATGAATTAAAGTTATATAATTGGAGAATCTTATAATTAGTTAATTTTAGCCTAAATAAGGCAAGCAACTTGCGTTTAAGATTTATACCCTAAACAATATTTAAAAGGCAAATTTGAGGCTATAAATCGGCTTTAAATGGTATTTTTACCATATTGGTAAGATATGTTAGTTAAAAAGCAATTTTTAGCTATTGTAACCTTTTTTCAGTTGCATATCCAAAAACCCCATAAAAACCTAACAAAAACCCTATCCAAAAACCCCACAAAAATCTTTTATGAATGTACTTGAATTATTCGCTGGAAGTAGATCCATTGGAAAAGTTGCACAAAAACTTTCCTTTAATGTTTACTCAAGCGACATTGAGCAATTTGGTGGCATTGATTATGTTACCGACATCTTAGAATTTGACGTAACAAAAATCCCTTTTAAGCCTGATATTATTTGGGCGTCTTGCCCTTGCACTGCTTTCAGTGTGGCAGCAATAGGCAAAAACTGGACTAAAGTTGGAGATGATTACATCCCCAAAAACCCCAGAGCAGACTTTGGTCTTAAACTGGTGCAAAAAACCCTTGAAATTATTGAGCATTTTAACCCTACCTATTTTTTTATAGAAAATCCAAGAGGAATGCTTAGAAAGATGCCTATAATGAAGGATCTTCCAAGACAAGGCGTTACATATTGTCAATATGGAGATACAAGGATGAAACCAACAGACATTTGGACTAACAGTACAAAATGGATTCCAAGACCAATGTGTAAAAATGGCGACCCATGTCATGTAGCTGCACCCAGAGGATCAAAAACTGGCACACAAGGACTTAAGGGTTCATACGAGAGAAGTAAAATACCAGAAGACCTTTGTTATGAGATACTAAAGTCTTGCATCATTTAACAAAATATTAGCAAAAAACTTCTAAAGATATCCAAAAAACTACTAATTTTACAAAACAATTATAAACAAAACAAAAAACCTATGCACGAATTAATTACACTCAGCTACCAGATGAAGTGCGGTATTACTGGCACAATCATCGACAAAGGCGAACAAGCCTATTACAACCATCAGACAAAAACCTGCATTCATCCTGTAGAATACGAAAGGAACATGAGCCAGGTTAAGATTGGTGATTCAAAAACCTACTTTACTAGACTCCAAAAACTTAATAAGTAATGCCATTCTCAACTTGCTGTGGAGCACATACCAATTATCCTGAAATAGATATTTGTCCTGACTGCTTAGAACATTGCGATTGGGAAGAGGATGAAGAAGAAGAAACCAATAATTAAACAATAAAACAAACAAACATGAAATTCGAATTTGTACAAGACACAGACTTAATTTTAGGTAGTACAATGTACTACACAAAGCAAGAGGGTATCATCATTAGTGGATCATTTAACAAGGATAAGGATGAAGCTTACGCCATCTTTGAAAAGCTAAGTAATGGTATCCCATTAAGGATAACAGAAGTATTAGAAACAAAAATCTATCAAAAACCCTCGCAAGAGTAAAAACTAAACCAATGCTGAAACTAACCCTAGAACAAAAGAAAAAAGGTATCAAAGAAGAGTTTACCTATGTAAACAGTAACGGAAGAATGTCAAAACAATACACCTATAAAGGGATGTTTATAACATGGGATAACCAAATCCTACATGGCAAATGGTATTACTGGAGAGCAAGTTATTACGCTTCTTTAGATGCAG